CAAATTACCATGCAGATAATTTTTAAATAAATCTTCAAATAAATTTAGTTCAACAATAAACTCGGTAAGATCTATTATCTCATTAGCTGAGTTAATAAGTTTAAGTTGTTCAATTCGTACCTCCCCGGCACGTTGAAGACCTTGTTCACCAATCATTATTCACCTAGCTTCTTTTTAAAATCATTTACTACTGCGTCTATGTAAGAGGCTTTTAGAACTTTAATTCTACGTTTGGACTCATTTAACTCATCTTCAAATGCAAAATTGGTAACAGGTGTTCCAGATAATAAAACCGTACTTGTAATATTAGCGCTAATAGCAGCATTAGAGGATTTTAAAATCTGATCACCGGTTTTAAATCCCCCTGTTGTAATAGTTATTCTGACGTTAGAGCTACTATTTTTTACTGTAATGTAACCAACCCCGATATTGGTGTTATTGGTAATAGCATCATTAACGCTAAAATTTGTAAAAGCATTTGATGATAAAATATATGCATTTCCATTGGTGTAGTTACCATTAGCATCTTCAAAATGATGGGTGGCATTTACATCGGTATACTTTGCAGCAACTTGTCTATTGAGATTGTTAGTATCTAAAGGCCAGTCAAACCGTGGATCAATAATTTCGTTATAATGTAATATCAACCAATGCAGCTCGGGATTACTATAAAGCTTACCGGCAACAATTTCAGGGGTTTCACCGTCCTTTATATCATACTCATCATAAAGACCTAAATTAGTTTTTACTTCATCAGACAGGGTAACCCGGTTTGTAATATTTGTTACTACTTGAACCGTACTAGCATCATCTAAAGAATAGAACGTATAAGGGAAGCTTTTAAAATACATTAGTAACCTGCCTGTACCATATTTTTAGTAAGAATTTCGAGTTCACGGAATGTAAGAGACATGTTTATTTCAGTTGGTGATCCATCCTTGAAAGATGAAAATTGTTCTCCACCATAGCTTACATCCATCGATTCAAGTACACAGGTTGTAAATTTATGAAAATACCCATTTTTCTCATTACCAAAATAATAAGTAATATTAAACTCAGATGGGTAAATAAAAAATAATTTACCTTCAGACATTTCTGGATGCATATGGAATTTAAAAGTTTTTATAATTTGGTAAACATCATCTAATTCTTTTTTATTTTTAGGAAAGAATTTATATTTAAAAGCAAATGATCTAAAATCTACAGATTCAAAAACGGTTTCTCTAAATGGGTTCAATGATGTACCTGATGAAACACTGAGCGCGGAACCTATATCTGCAGCACCAAATGCACCTGGTAACTTGGCTAGAGAAGCACCAAGCGCAGATACAGTTTCTGCGCTTCCCCCTACTAACCCTTGACTATCAAACACACTACCGCTTAATACACCAAGCAAAGTACCCAATTCTTTGTTAGCATAATTCATGCTATACTTTACTGAAGGAGGACCATCAACGTAGAGTGCAATAGCGTCAGAAATCCTATATGTGGTATCTTTTTCAAGTATATCAGATGTAGCCATTGTTGCACCAACAGAGAGACCAACACCTGCGCCAGCCACTTTAGAAACAACATTTACTGAAGCTTGTCTTGAAGTTGCTGCTGGACCAGTTTTACCGGCTCCAGATAAACCAACAGCATTTGCAGCTTTGCTTACTAAAGATGTAACTGCCACCCCTGTCGTAACAACTGCTGCACCCTCTGTAAGAAGTCTTATTGAATCACTTCCTATTTGTTCTTTTGTTAAGCCTGCAGCATCTGGATTTCTTTTAACTTCAAATTGTCTATTATCTATATTAAACTTTGATTTACCTCTTACATTAATGTTAAAAAGGACATAATGCTGTAGATTAGGTGCTGTTTGAAGATCAGATGGGTACTGAATTACTTTAACATTAAATTTATTTTGATCAAAACTATCCAGTCTTGATCCTCGTAATTCAGACACCTGGCTCTTGTATGCATCTAGTGCTTTCTCTGTACGGGTTTTTATATCTGCAGCCATTGTTTTTCCATAAATAGTTGGATTATATTATATTTATCCCGTTATGTACAAAGCAACTTACAAAGGCCGCTATAGGGTGGCTAATCCTTCCAAGTACAGAGGTGACATTCATGATGTTATCTATCGATCGTCTTGGGAGTTAAAATTTATGAAATGGTGCGACAATAACGCATCCGTACTCGAATGGGGGTCTGAAACTATGATTATACCTTATAAGTCTCCTGTTGATAGCAAGGTACATCGTTATTTTGTAGATTTCTATATTAGAGTACAAGACAGACATGGCGCAATCACCAAATATCTAATTGAGATAAAGCCAGAAAAGTTTACTAAACCCCCTTTTATACCTAAACGTCAGACTAAGAGATTTATTGACGAGGTGTTTCAGTACGGGGTTAATCAATCAAAATGGAAAGCTGCTGATGAATATTGTGTTGATAGAGGAATGAAATTCTTGGTTTTAACTGAGAAAGACCTCGGGATATAACAGATAAATATAATTATGGCAACCACCGTTAATCCTTTTGCAGATATTAGAATGAAAGCGGGTGATGTAGATCGCTCTCTTAACTGGTATCAGGTTCAAACAAAGAACCTTAAGAACGTCAGACCTAATCAGCTGATGGCAAATACACCTGAATTGACAACTACCATTTTACCTGGTAATATGTACATGTTCTTTTACGATGCTAAGTTGAAAGATACGCTACCGTATTGGGATATGTTGCCTTTAGTATTACCCTTTAGAAAGGTTCAGGGTGGGTTTTACGGTTTGAATTTACATTACATACCTTACCCCGTACGGTTTAAATTACTTGCAGCAATGCATGATTTAGCCTACGATGCCAAGGTTACAGAGAATACAAGACTCCAATTAAACTGGAGAATATTGAATGCTTCTACTAGATATGCACCTATAAAGGCATGTGTTAAACACTACCTCTATGATCAGCTTAAATCTAGATTTTTAAAAATACATTACCCCGATTGGGTTACTGCCTCCCAGCTTCCTGTGGAGAGGTTTATTGGAGCTAACAAACAAGAGGTCTGGAGAGATTCCAGAAAAAAATATTAATGTCTAAAGCTAATTTTAACTTAAGTCAGTTTATAGGGGCTATTAGAGAAGATAGTCTTGCAAGAGTAAACCGATTTGAAGTCTTTATTAATCCTCCTGCAGCTATGGTTGGTAAGAATCGATTAAATGCTAGTGCAGTTAGCTTGTATTGTGAAATGGCTAGTTTGCCACCTGTTAATATATCTACTAAATCATTTAAAATTTTCGGGCCTACCTATCAAAGACCGTTCGGAGCTGAGTACGGCGGGGAAGGTATCTCATTGACTTTCCATGTTGATAGAGATATGCAAGTTAAAAAATTCTTTGACGAATGGACCGCTATTGTTGTAGATCCAGATTCTGGTCTAGTTGGATTTCAAGAAGATTATATTTCAACTATTAGATTAAGACAGATAGATGAACAAGAAAATGTAACATATGAGTTAGAATTATATGAAGCGTTTCCTAGAAGCGTTAATTTACTAGAGTTAAATAACTCTGCTCAAAACCAAACTCATCGACTTAATGTATTATTTGCGTATCGATATTGGAAAGATATAGATAGTGAATTTCAAACTACTCCTTCGGATATACCAAGGCAGCGATTGTTTCCTCAAATACCTGTTGTAGACACTAGAACAATGAATACCAGTACCGGGGAAGACCAATATGACCAGTTAGGTAATTTTATTGGTCGATTTTAATAATTATAGGAGATATTATGGCTTTACCAAAATTAGAAACACCAACGTATGAATTGACATTACCTTCAACAGGTGATAAAGTAAGATTTAGACCGTTCTTAGTTAAAGAACATAAGATTCTTCTGACCATGTCAGAGGCTGATAATAGTGAAGTAGCTAGAATTATTAGAGAGTTAGTAGACGTATGTACATTTAATACTATTAAAATTAGTGAATTACCGCATTTTGATATTGAATATATCTTTATGCATTTAAGAGCTAAATCTATAAGTGAGACTGTAGAGGTTGTTGTTAATTGTGAATGCGGTGAAAAGATTGATACTACTTTTAACATAGAAGAGTTAAAGGTAGTTAAACTTGATGGTCATTCAAATAAGATTATGATTAATGATGAAATAGGAGTAGAATTAAAATACCCTAACATTGACGATGTTGTAGATGTTTTTGCTACCAACGATAATCAGAAAGTTATTGATCTTATTTTAAAGAGTGTTAAAGCAATTTATAATCAGAGTGAATATTGGTCTGCAGAAGATCAAACTAAAGAAGAACTAGAAGAGTTTATTTTCTCTTTAACAAAATCCCAGTTTGATAAATTGGAGCAGTTCTTTGTAACAGCACCAAAGATTGTTCAAACAATTGAATGTGATTGTCCTAAGTGCGGGAAGCATAATGTTTCCAAGCTTGAAGGTTTACAGAATTTTTTCGTATAACCCTTTCCTCGGATAATTTAGCTAATTACTTTACGCTAAACTTTTCATTAATGCATCATCATAAGTATAGTTTGACTGAAATTGAAAATATGATGCCGTGGG